GCCCTTTTCTTTTTCACGATCTGGCGGAGAGAGAGCCCAGGTGAGAAGCCTTCGGTTCGACAAACTCGATCTCGGATCGGCTCGTCCGCGGCACTCTCACATTGTCATGCCACACCGTCCCGGATTCCGCGCTACGCGCACGATCGTGCTACGGGAGGTGGGAGGCACTCACGCGTCGTAGCCCGGATGAAGCGGCAGCGTAATCCGGGATCGGCATTCGCGCGGCTCCGCGCTACGCGTGTGCCATCGGCGTCCCGGATTCCGCGCTACGCGCACCGATCGTGCTACGGGAGGTGAGAGGCACTCACGCGTCGTAGCCCGGTGTAAAACGCCATCTGGTTCACGATCGACAGATCACGGGTTTACGATCGCGCGGTAGCACCGCGTAACGGCCCCTGAGCCGCCGCATTCACCAGCTCCTGATGACCAACTCCGCGGCCGCCGTGCCCCGGGCGCCACCACCCACCGTGTACGAGGTCCGAACCCGCGACATCCGCAGCCCGGCGAACGCCCGCCGCATCTCGGGAATGTCGTTGACGCTGACCACGGCCCGGCCCTGAAGCGCCCGCATCAGGCTTGCTATCTCGGCGTACTGCTCGAGCTCGAACGGCACGCCGTACCCTTCGGTACCCCAATAGGGTGGGTCGAGGTAGAACAGGGTGTGGGGCCGGTCGTAGCGGGCCAGACACATCTGCCAGGGCAGCTGCTCGATCGTGACCCGAGAGAGCCGCAGGTGCGCCGCGCTGAGGTCCTCTTCGAGGCGGAGGAGGTTCAGCCTGGCGGGGGCCGTTGTTGCAGTGCCAAAGGACTGCCCTTCGACCCGGCTCCCGAAGCTCAGCTTCTGGAGGTAGAAGAACCGCGCCGCGCGCTGCACGTCGGTCAGTGTTTCGGGCGGCGTCGCCTTCGTCCATTCGTAGATTTGCCGGCTGGTCAAAGCCCATTTGAACTGCCTGAGAAGCTCCTCCAAATGGTGCTTCACGACCCGGTACAGGTTGACCAGCTCGCCGTTCACGTCGTTGAGGACCTCCACGTCGGAAGGCTCTTTCATGAAGAACAGTGCGGCACCGCCGGCGAACGCCTCGACGTAGCAGCTGTGCTCCTGGAACAGGGGGAGGATGTGTTTGGCCAGGCGGCGCTTGCCACCCAGCCAGGGAACGATGGGTCTCGTGGTCACGGTGAGCCTTTCGGTTGGTGCGTGATACGCTCCCCGGGCCGCTGCAGTGGCGGGGGAGCCTCGGTTGGCTCACAGGCTTGCTCTGTGGGTCGACGGCCGCGGCGGTGGTAGCACACCGTCGCGGTCGCTCCTCTCTCTTTCGCGAACGTGTCGCTGCATCCGGCCTCGCCGGAGGCGGGATGCAGGGCCAGGCGCTCATGGAGTCAGCTGCTTCATCGGCACGGTCTGGCCGGCCAGCTCGTGCGTGCTGTCGGCGCAGAATTCGATGCGGCCGTCGCGCACGAAGAAGTGGCAGCAGCGGCGCGCGCGCAGCGTGCCCCACACCCACTGCACGCGGATACTCGGGCTCAGCGTGGGGCGCTCGAGGTCGCCGTTCCATTCCCAGCACGGCGATTTCGCTGGGTTAATGTGGACCTCGTGCGTCCAGCCGCAGCCCGGGCATTTCAGCTCAAGGCAATGCTCACTCACTCGACGGAGCACGCTCATGTCAGCCACGCCAGCGCGCCGCCGCGCTGAATCCAGTGCGTGCCATCGAACATGAACGACGTCGACGCCTTCTGGTTGGCGGAACCGGCGCCGTCGGCGGCCTTCTTGAACACGGCGTCCCAGGTGATCGTGCGCCCGCCGGTGGCGTCCTGCACCAGCGCGATGTCGAGCGTCTCGCCCTTCACCACGTTCGTCGGCGCGTTGATCGTGAGGTTGCCCGTGAGCGCCCCCACCACGATGTTCGTGCCGAGCGATAGATCGGGTGTGATCGCGGCCGCGTAAGCGATGTCCTGCGTGTTCGAGACGTTGTGCACCGGCACGACATTGGTGCCATCGCACATCACCCACATGCGTCGCTGCGGCGGGATGACGACACCGCTGCCGGCGGCGGTCTTCACCGTGAGGGTGAAGGCGCCTGCGCAGGTGTTGTGCACCTGGTAGAGCCCCACCTGCGTCGGCACGATGAGGGCGCGATTGCCCGTGAGGGTGCCGGTCGCGATGATGCTGGTGGCGGTCGCCTCGGGCATCGTGAGCGTCACATCCGCGGTCGTGACCACCTTCGAGAGCCGGGACTCAATGCGGTAGAGCGTCCGCATATCAAACATCGAGGAGATGCCCCCACCGGATGTCACGACTTCCCACAGCGGGATGTTGCCAGCCGGGTGCCCGGTCGTGTTCACCACGAACGTCCCCGAACGCGTAAGGCTGATGTAATTGGTCGCCCCGTCGCTGATCGTGAGCGTCGTGTTCGCGACCGAAACGCGCGCCCCATCGACGTAGATTTGGCCACCGTAGATCCCGAACGACGGGAAGTTGGTGGTCGATGCTCGGTATCCGAACGAGCCGGCGACCCCCATCGCAATGAAGCCTGCGGATACGGTCACTTCCTTCTGGTTCTGGCCGGTTGTCGGCCCGTCCACTGTCGGCATTACGGCAGCCCTCGCGCGGTCTTGTAGAGGTTCTCGATGATGGTGGCGGTGAGCTCCTTGGCATGCACCGCGACTTCGCAAATCTGACCGTTGTAGACCTCAGTCCCGTTGCTGTTCTGGCCGACGCGGAAGTTCGCGGCACCGGCATTGACCAGCTGATCGGTGCCCGTCGACGTCGTCCGCAGCACGCCGTCGACAAACAGTGAGATCACGCCGGCCGCGTAGACGCCGACGACGTGGTGCCACTGCCCGTCGTTGTAGCCGCCCGCGTGCTGCGCCGTGCGAATGCCGTTCGCCGACATCACCTGGAACCGCAGCGATCCGGCAGTCGTGCCTATCTGGAGGCGGTAGGACTGATCTGCGGTGACCGCGCCATCCCACTTGCCCATGATGGTGCGGGTGTTGTCGGTCGTCGTGAATTTCACCCAAATCGAAAGACTCACGACGTTGGTCGCGATGTCGAGGAGCGGCGAGCCGGAGTCCGCGCGCTGCAGATAGCCGCCGCCCATCGTGACCGACTTGAACGCGGTCGAGCTGGTTTCGTTCACCACCGGGATGTCGGTCTGGTTCGCGGTGAAGGTGCCGGACGAGCTGCCGTCGTAGTTGTTCCCGCTGTCGTCGTCAGGGGTGGCGTCGAAGATGTTGCGCCAGTAAAGGACGGGGCACAGCGTCCGGTGCATGGATACGTAGCGGCCGCGCGCCGGCGGCAGCGCGACGGCTTCTGCGGTGAGGCCGCGCACGCCGCCATCGCAAACCTGGCGGATGCGATACACGAACGTCAGCACGCCCACCGTGAAATCCACCACCTGCTGCGCTTTGGTGTAGACGAAGCTGCGGCTCGACGAGAGGTGCGTGCTCTTCACATTACCCGCGAGATCGCAGATCTCGATCTCGTACTGCTCGACCGCGTTGTCGAGCGGACTGTCGCCGGAGTCGGCCCACCACCAGGACAAGCGATTGCGACGGCGCCAGGTGAGCTCCCAGCTCTCGCTCGTGTAAATGGGAACGGCAAGGAGATCGGCTGGCGCCGGGTTCTGCTGAGAGCGTCCGACCGACGAGAAGTTTTGCTCCGTGCCGTCGTCGAGCGCATTGCTGAAGGTGACGGCGCGATAGACGAAGGGAACGCCATTGTTCGACTGCCCGTCATCGACGCGCTTCACGTTGTTGTCGAGCAGGACGAAGCGCTCGCCATTGACGTGCGAGCCGGTGGCCGCCTCAGTGCCGAGACGGCCGCGGAGGAGTCGGCTCAGGGTGTAGGTGCCATCGACGTTCAGCGTCGCGGTACCGAACTGCAGGATCTCATTGCCGATGAGGCACGCGTTCCCGCCCGCCAGCAGTGCAGCGTCTGAGATGCTGCTGAGCGTCGCGCCAGGGGTCACGAGGTCAACGGTCACGGCAGATCCCACATCAAGCAGGTTCACGCTTCCCGGCGCCCCCAGCGCCGTCGTGGTAACACCCATCGTCGCGTCATCGACGATGACGGTGACCTCGTCGAACGTCGTGCCGTCATCGCCGCTGCGAAGCACTTCGCAGCCTCGCCACCCCGGGAAGTAGCCGCAGGCTGCGATGTAGAAGCCCGCCCCGCCGTCGCTGTCGCGCAGCGGCGGCAGATCAAGGAACTCGATGCGCGTGGGGCCGGCGACCTCGAGCTGCTGCGGCGTGTTCTGGCTGACGTCGTTGCCGACTTCGAGACTGACGTACGCATTGTCGACGTCGCGCACCGCCTCGAACCTGACGAGTGCCGGCTCGGCATAGTCGATGACGGTCAAACGGGCCTGCTCGCCACCCGGCAGCACCACCAGATCGACCGGGTCAAGGCGCGCCCATTTGCGGGTGAGAAAGCCTTCGAACGAGTCGCGCTCTGCCCAGACGTTTCGCAGCAGGGTGTCCGCGGCCTGGGCCGCCTGCTGCGACGACATTGCGATCGAGAGGTCGATGTCGACGACAGCCTTGCCGGACGCGCTGATCCGACGGGCCGACTGCACGCCGGGCTGGTAGTCGTTGTCGGCGTCCAGGTAGCTGAGCCGGATTTCCGTCGGCAGCTCGAGCTCCTGCTGGCGGCGCTTCAGTACAAGGTCTCGTGCGGGCTGATCGACGCCGGCCCCGAGATCGTCATCGGTCAGCGTGGCGCGCACCGTGCCCGGCCTGCGGTCGAACACGATGAGCCCGTCCGACTCGACCGCATCGAAGGGCCAAGCGCGGGCCAGCGGCTCGATAGCGGCACGGCCGGTCATCGCTCGCCCGATGCCATACCCCGGGACCACATCCGTCAGCGAGGTCACGTCGATGTCGCCGCCACTCAGGCCGCAGCGCTGGCATAACGCAGACACGATCGAGCCGACTGTTACTGAGGGCGGCGTAACGGGCGGATAGATGGAATAGACCCCGAACCGCGTGAGCACCAAGCCGCCGCCGAGGGAGGCCAGGATGCCCCCGGGCTGAGAATTATCGAGCGTGCGCTGCTGCACTTGGTTCAGCACGCCCGGGGTCTGTTCCTCGTAAAGCCGCAGGTAGAAGTAGCCGTCGCCAGACCCTGAGGTCTGCACGAAGAAGCGACCGTTTCTCACGCCCCATCCGACATCTGAATAGTTGTCTGGCATCTGCCAGCCCTTGATGAAATTCAGATCCTGGTCGAACTCGAGCATGTGGTAGGTGATGATGTTCTCGCTGTGGACCATGCACAGCAGCGTTCCCTCATCCGTAATGATGATGCGTCGAATCACATTCGACGTAGCGCCGCGCGGCGTGCAAAGCCCTGCCGCTGCGCAGTTGAAATATCGATCCGGCTGCCCTGCGGGCGCGATCCCGCGAGAAACCGGGAATCGCACGATCCCGTTGGCAGCGCGGCGCGGTGGAGTCTCGTCAAGCCCCTGCACGGAAACGTACAGATAGCCGTTGTAGTACACCCCGTTGGGGTTCGGCTGTGCAGGACCAGGATGATCTCCGAACGGGCCTACGGTGAGCCGGTCCTCGACGATGTTTTCATCGTAGACCCACTGCTGCATGCCGGGCGACACACCGATGGAGGTGCGATTGATGAGCCCGATCCGGGGCCGGTTCGTGATCGACGTTACTGTGCTGACCGTGGTGCCGAACAGGGTATGCGTTGGCCCATACGTGTCGCGCAGCAGATTGCCGGAGAAGTCATATTCGCGCGTTCTGACCCGCCAGCTACTTCCAGAGATCGCTTCACGGTTGACTACCCTCACAACACCATCCGCTACCTCGTACCCGTCAGAACTGAAATTCTGAGGCCACGTGTTCACGCGCCACAGGTAGGCCCCTTCGGTACCTGTCACGACCTCGGCGGTGATGTTCGGGATCCGGTTGCCGAAATCAGCCAGCTGCAACTGCTTGAACACGATGTACGCGAGCCCGCGGTGCGCCGGGCAGTCGGCAGCGCCGACGGCGGCCGCGATAGTCGGGTCGGCCAGCTGAGTCTCTGAGCCCAGGTAAATCGTGATGGCGCCGGCCTTCTTCTTCGCGACGTAGAGCGTCCCTGCGCTCGCATTGGCGGAGTTGTCGTAGATGAGCTTGCCGTCCGCCCAGATCTTCCGCACGCCCTGGATGGGTCCTTCGCAGAGGCCAATCGCGAAGGAAGCGTTGTAGGTGTAGGAGGTGTGCGTCGACGAGCCCCCCATGCCCTTGCCGCCCTGCTTCTTCTTAGTTCTGACCTCCCTGATCCCGCTGGTCCAGATCATGTTGCCGGCGATGCGCATGCGGCCGAAGACGATGGGGATGTCTGCGCCCTCGGCGGCGGACTGGACGCTGAGATCCGAGAGCCGCGGGCCTTCGGTGTTCGGGCCTTTCGTCGGGAACAGCAGTTGGCCGACCAGGCTGCCGATGAGCCAGCCCGCGCTCGCGCCAATGCCGGCCGCGCTGCCGAGACCCGCGCCCAGCGCGGCGATGGCTAGCTGGGCCATGCGAAGCGGTACCGGCCGGCGACAGGAACGCCCGCCGCGGTGAAGTCGATGCGCGCCACCTCGAGCTCGACGACCTTGCCGATGTCGGCCGTGGCGTGCACCAGCCCGCCGTCGGTGCGGATGGCCACGTGCGTCGCGCGCTTCGTGTAGCGAAGCAGGAGCAGATCGGCCACTAGGTCGTCGTCGAAGGCGCACGGCGTGAGACCGTTCACGTCGACGAGCATGTGGCGCAGGAAGGCATCGCTCGGGTTGTGCGGATAGGTCAGGTTGTCGATCACCGGAATGCCCACCTCGCGCGCAGCGACCACCACCAGGCCGACGCAATCGAGCCCCACACCCGGCACGCGCCCCTGGTGCCTGAACGGCGTGTCGATGCACGCACGGGCGAAGGCGATGAACTCACTTCGCATCGGGGTAGCGCAGCGCCTTGTCGGGGCCGGGGATGTACGGGAAGCCGCGAAAGTTCACGACGTTGCTGAACACGGCCTTGCAGGTGCTGAGGAGCTTGTCGCAGCCCGGGTAGACGGTATAGGTGTCACCCACCGCGATGTCGTAGCCCATCGGCAGCACCAGCACGATGGTGTTGACGCTGACCGAATGGACTTCCATCTTCGCGCCGTTGTTGGCGCCGCTGGTCCAGGTGAGCAGGCCACCCCGCCGGCCGGGGACGGCACTACCATCGAACTGCTGGCGCGACGCGACGCTGGTGACCGCGCTCGTGATGGTGATGCCAGGGAGGTTCACCTTGCAGCGCGTGTCCCCGAGGTCCGCGTCACAGCGCTTCCCGTAGACCCGGCCGATCGTCTGCTGCAATGCTTGCATCAGCCCGCGCAGCTCGGCCTTGAAGTAGTGACCGTGCGACGCCACCTCGCCGAGCCAGCCACGGCGCAGCTTCAGCACACCTTGGGTGAGGTCGGCATAGTTGACCTGGAAGATTTCGACCTGGGCGAAGTCGTACTTGCCTGCACGCAGGTCCACTTCGGAGAGCGACGACGAGTCGAAGATCGCGTCGACGTCGAGATTGTCGACCGCCATGTCGCTGCTCGTACGGATGGCGGTGGCGGTATAGGACCCGATGGCCGAGAGGTAGGTGACGCCACTGACGGTGAGGTCCTGGACGTGGGTCGTGAAGCCGAGCACCTGGCCATCGCGGCGCGTAATCTTCCAACAGGTGGCGAGCGTCGTGAGCTCGCCCGCCAGGTGCGTGGCAAGCCCGGCCGATGCGCCCTTCACAGTCGCAGCTCCACGATTTCCAGCGACGCCAGGTAATGGAGCGCCTCCGCCTGGTCCTGCGTCATCGCCTTGAAGGTGGTCCGGATCGCGTCGGTGTCGAAGCGCACCGGCACGTCGAACTCCCCGGTCCATGTCAGTACATCGGCCGGCTGCGGATACTTCGACGCCGTCCCGCCGCTGGTGTAGGTGCCGAGACTGATGGTGCTCATGCCAATGTTGAAGACGCCTGCGCCCACCCCGCCGATCGTGACCTTGAGCCCGTTCAGCGACGGCATGCCACCCATCGTCCCCAGCACAATCTGATCGCCGTTGACGAAGGTATGCCCGGCGGCCGAGACGACGCCCGGGTTCGCGTTCGTCACGGCTGAGATGTTGAAGGTCGCGATCGGCGGGACCGTCACGATGCCCGTCACGGTGTCGAGGGTGACCCCAACGACCGCGTTGCTGTTGCGCTGGACCGCGAAGCCCGTCGCGACCGGCTTCTTGATGGGCCGGATGACCGACTGCGAGCCCTGCGTGTACTTCTTGCCGAGCTGGTAGGTCGGGAGCCCGGTGCCAACACCGGCACCGAGCACACCGTCGGTGCCGGCCTGGTAGTCCGACCAGTCCTTGAAGCGGAAGCCATACGCGCGGCCGCGCATCGCGTGGAAGAAGCGGTTGATGCCAGCGAGCTCGGCCTTCGTCAGCATCCGATCACCCAGCTGCCAGCGACCGCGCGCGATGGCCCAGTTGATGTTGCGTGCTTCGTAGCCCGAGCGGGTGACGGCGATTTCGGTGGAGTATTCCGCGCCGCCGACCGTCTCGTAGACGATGAGGCCATCGTTGATCCGGGTCTCGACGAAGCTCATAGATTGCGTAAGCCTCGCTCGGTGGCCTGGCGCAACATCGCTTCGATCTGCGACTGCGATCGACGGAAAGAATCCGCGTCGGATGCTTGCACGGTGAACGCAATGTTGACGGTGCCGCCACCGTTGTTCCGGTGCCTTGGGTCGTCGGCGGTCAGCACTTCTTCACCGCGACGCCCGATGATTGGCACCTCGTCGGGCGCGAGGCCGAGCACGCCGCCACTGTGGAAGCGCGGCGCGCCGGCGAATGCCAGCGCTGGGACGCGTCGCGACACGGGCGGCATGCCGATCACTCCGCCGGTGTGGAAGATTCCCGCGAGCAGCTCCATCGCCTTGCCGATGTAGCCCCCGATCTTGCCGCTGCCGCCGCCACCAGTACCCGAGCCGAAATCCCCGAAGAGCTTCTTCCCGATCTGCGCCGCGACCGCCTCGGCCGCCATGCGACGCAAGGTCTTTTCGAAGCTGTCCAGCATGCCCTTTAAACCATCCTGGAAGGGGTCGAACAGGAAGTCCGCGAGGCTCGTCTGGATGTTGCGCGCGGCCTGCACGGCGAACTCGCTGAAGCCGGACTTCGCGCGGTCCAGTTCAGCCTGCACCTCCTGGATACGTGTGCGGATGTTCGCCGCCACCGCGTCGAACTCGGCCGAGGAAATCGCGTTGAACTGCAGCAGCTCCTGGGCACGGGCCAGCTCCTGGTTCAGCGCCCGAAACGGATCGATCTGTTGCCGGATGGCCTCGGCGTCCTGCCGGCGCGCCTCGTCGATGCGTTCCCATGCGTCTGCCTCGGCGTCGAGCGACTGCTCGAGCGCCTCGGCATCGGCGCGCTGCTGTTCGCGCAGTCGCTCCTCGCGCTCCGCCGCCTCGATGCGCGCGAAGGCGGCGTCGATCGCTGCCCGATCGGCCGCGGTCGCGCCGAGCTGGGCCGCCTCGTACTGCGCTAGCTGGCGAGCGGTGAGACCCAGCGTCTCCGCCTGCTCGCGATAGCTGGCGACGAGCGAGGCGAGACTCGCGAGGCGCTGCTCTTCGGCCTGGCCGGCGCGACGCGACGCGCTCTCGCCCTCCTTGTCCGCCTGCGCCTGGCGTTGTTTGCTCTCGATGACGTCGAAGGCGGCATTGATGGCTTTCAGATCGGCGGCGCTAGCCTTCAGCTGGGCCGCCTCGTAGAGCGCGAGCTCGCGCGCGCTGAGCCCGGTGGTAGCGGCCTGCTCGAGTGACTTGTCGATGAGCGCCTGGAGGTTCTTGAGGCGCTCCTTGTCCGCCTCGGTGAGCTGCTTCGCCGCCGCCGGCGGCTGACCGCGGCCGCCCGGCCGGCGACCTCTGAACACCTGGGGTCCAGCTGCAGGTCCCGCCGCATTGGGGTCGTAGTCGAGGCCTTTGAACTTGTCGATCAAGCGGCTCGCGGCGTCGGTGATGCCGGTGATCTCGGCGACGTACTTCGCGAGGGTGTAGGTGCCGAAGAGCGCGAACCCGAGCAGGCCGCCGCGGGCGGTCGCGCCGAGCTTCGCCAGGCGCGCGAGCACCGCCCCACCGACGAAGAGCGCGAGCGCGCCGTTGACCGCGCCCACACCGGCCGAAAGCGAGCGCAGCGACGTCAGGGCGCGCCCGATGACCGCGCCACCGAATACGAAGAGCAAGGCCTGCCCGAGGGTGACTACGGCGCGGGCGAGGGTGTCGATGTTCTCGGCGAGGAACTGGATGGACTGCGCAAGCGAGCGGCTCGCGCCGGTCGACTTGTCAGCGCGCGCGACGAACTGCTCAAACTCGGTGCGCAGGTTCTGGAAGGCGCGGCCGATGGTCAGCGGCATCTGCCCGAACTCGCGTTCGATGACGTCGGCCTGGCCCGCCAGCGCCTTGGTGATGACGTCCGCGGTGAGCTCGCCTTCTTCGGCCATTTGGCGGAGGGCGCCAATCGGCACGCGGAGCCCGTCGGCAATCGCCTTCGCTACGCGGGGCGTGTTCTCCATCACCGAGTTGAACTCGTCGCCGCGCAGCACCCCGGAGGCGAACGCCTGGGCGAGCTGCTGGATCCCGGCGGCACTGGCGCTGGCCGAGGCGCCGGACACGACGATGGCCTGGTTGATGGTTTCGGTGAGCTGGAGCGTCTCGGCCTGCGAGCCGCCGAGCGCGCGCACCGCGTCGACCAGGCGCGCATAGAGCTGCACCGTCTCCTGCAGCGGCTGGCCGGTGCGACGAGCGATATCGAGCGTGCCGCGCTGGGCCGCGTTGAACTCGGCTTGGGACCGGCTGACGAGCCGCAGGCGGGAGTCGATGAGGGTCATCTGATCGGCGATCGCGCCGAGCCCCACCAATCCCTGGATGGAGAGCTTCGCCGCGAACAGCGCGATCAACTCGCGCCGCACGCGCGTCAGCCCTTCGGAGATTGAGCGCACCCCGCCGCGTGCCGCGCGCCTGAACGCGCTGTCGGTCTCGGCAGCCGCGCGGCGGGCGTCCGTCCCCAGCGCGCGGGTCTCGCGCCGTGCGCGGCCGACGGCGGCCTCGGCCGAGGCACCTCCCTGCCGCGCGCTATCGCCAAGCGCCTTGAATTCGTCGGTGACCTTGGCGAGCTCCTTCAGTGCCTGCGCGGCCTTGGCACTGATGGTGATTCGTGTACTAAGCTCGGCCATATGGATTCCCGACTACTCGTCCTCGTCTTCGCGGTTGCTGGCGTGCTCGGCTTCTTCGTCAGCCCGCTGTGGTTCGGCGTCTCCGCGTTCGCCCTCACGCTCTATGCGTTCAATCTCCTGCGCTGGCTCCTGTCCTAGCTGAGCGATTTCACGAACTTCTGCACCGCGGCCCGGTCGCCGTTGGTGGCCGTGCGGATGGCGACGAACTGGTCCAGTAATCGCCGCCGCTGGCTCCGCTCGGCCGCTTCACAGAACGCCCACCCCTGGCTCAGGGTGTAGCGCTGGATCTCGCTCCAGGTGTGTCCGTGCTCGATGAGGAGCTGAGCGGCGTCAACCCATCCATCACCGCCGCTCCCTTCGCTGCCAGCTTCGACACGAACGCCGGGAGGGCTTCCCCGAAAAAACTGCCGTTCACCTCGAGCATCACGTCGAGCAATCGGATGAGGACGGTGGCGGGCAGCGCTTCGAGGGTTTGCCGCTCGATATTGGTCGCGATGACGACCAGGTTGACGACCGTGTCGACGTGCTCGAGCAGCTCGGCCACCTCTGCGCCCTCCGGGCGCATCAGCGACTCAAGCACCGGTGCGGCCGCGCGCAGGAAGCGCGGCAGCTGTCCGATGGTGAGCTGGCGGATCTCGACCAGCTCGCCGGCCACCTCGACGGTGACCGGCGTCGGGATAAGCGTCTCCAGCCCGGTCATGCGCGCAGCAGCCGCTGCTTGAAGAACTTCGAGCCGGACGACTGCAGGGCGTCGGACAGCAGCGAGCCTTCGAGCACGAACTGAGCGATGTTCTCGTCACCGATGAGCGGCAGCTCCTGCGCCGGATCCACCAGGAACTTGAACACCTCGACGACCACCGGGTTGTTGCCGTCGGCCGTGTTGAGCCCCTCGAAGCGCAGGTAGCGCTCCTGCGGCCCCTGGGTCAGCGCATCGACCTGGTACTGCGTCGCCCAGGTGTAGTCGGCCGTGAGCGCGACACCGTCGAACGCGGAAAGCGGCGTGCCGAGGGTGATGGTCTTGCCCGTCGTGTTGAGGTCGATCGTGATGACGGTCGGAGACGCCGTCAGGATCTTGTGCGCCTTGCCGTTGATGAGCGCCGCATCGGCCCCAGTGAAGCCCGTGAACGAGACGAAATCCCCGACGGCCGCGGTGTTCGCAACGGTGATCGAGGTCGTCGCACCCACCGTGATGGCGGACGGCGCCGTGCCGCCGGTGGTCAGCGCCGAGAGCGCGACCACCGAACCGTCGTTCATCTGGATGGAGCCGGTCTCCGCGTTGAACTTGTAGTCGTAGGGCGTCGCATCGTTGGTGTAGGCGATCAACGAGGTCGCGCCACGCTTGACGGTCAACGCCGAGATCTTGCCGTTGGCGAGCTTCAGCACCTTGCCGTTGTAGAGCGTCACCGCCTCGCCGATGACGCTGCTGCCGAGCACCTTCGTCACGTCCCCGCGCAGCGCGAGTGCGAGGATTTCGGCGGAGAAGTTCTCCAGCGTCATCGAGATGGACGCCTTCGTCTCTGTCGTCACGCGCAAGTCCGTCGCGCGCTGCCCTGACTGACTTTCCTTGTGCTCGAGCACCGACGTCTCGATGCCGATGGCGCAGGCGGAGCAGTTGCCGACCGGGGTGAAGCCCTTCGGTTTGCCCTGCGCGTCGCGCGCGCCCACCATCAGGACGCCTTGCCCGCTGTAGTAGTACGACTGTCGATCCCAGGTGCTCATGGAGCCTCCTTAAACGGTGATGAGCGGCGCTTCGAAGAGCACCGGAAAATGAATCACGCCGTCCTCGAACAGCGGTCGCGGCGCCGTGCCGCGACGAAACGGTCGAAAGCCTGGCAGGGGTGTCCACCCGGCGAGCGCTGCGATCAGCAGCGACAGCAGCGGCCCGGCATCCGCGCGCGCCGCGCCGCCGTCCCCGCCGTCGCGCACGTTGCGCACGATGAGCCACACGACCCAGCGCTGATACACGAGCTGCGCCTGGCCCTGGCCGCCGCGCGCCGCCTCGGTGTTCGGCACCGTGTCGCCGTCGTAGACCACGCAGGCGCACGGCGCGAACTGCCCGGCCTTGTCCTTCAGCTTGTCGAGATCCGCCATCCCGAACACCGAGCGGAGCTGTGGCAGCGTCTCGCGAACGTGGGCGACGAGCGGCGCTTCGATGGCGAGGTAGTTCTCGATCATCCGAAGTCCTTCAGCGAGTCGTGCGTGAAGATCCGATCCGGCGCCGTGAAGTCCGGCGCGCCCGCCGAGGTGACCGGCGTGCCGAGGCCATCCAGGCCCAGCCCGACGACGCCTTTCGCGATGGCCTCGAGCGTCCGGATGGCGTCCTGGTAGCGCTGCTTCACGGCGTCCGTCGGCGCCTTGTTGTAGAGGTGGTACCGGGCAATCTCACAGGCGAGCCGACGGATCATCGGGGGCGTCGTCGCGAGCGGCAGCGCGTACCGGTTGGCGAGATAGCCGTTGATGTCGGCATCGGCATCGGTCAGCGCGCGCGTGATCTTCACGTCGTCGAGCTCGCCCTGGGCGAGTTCGTCCGTGAGCTGCACCATCTCGTCGTCGCCGAAGCGCTCGAGCAGATCCTGCTTGGTGGCATAGGTCACGGCGCGCGCTCCAGATTCTGGACGTAGTACTCGAACTGATCGTTCAGCTCGTCGCCGACGCCGTAGCCCGACTTGACCGTCACCCGCCGCCGCTCGCGACCGTTCGCCTGGTTCACGATCGCGTTGTCGCTGGCGCCGAGCGTGATCTCGACGGTGGACGCCGCGCCGATCGCGGTGTCCGCGCGCAGCTCCTGGTTGTTCGTCATGCAGAACACGTTGTAGGTGACGGTCGACGGCGCCACGAGCGCACCGGTCTTGTCCTTGAACGAGACCGTGAGGTAGGCGGTGGTGCGCTCGTTGACGACGTCGACCATGCGAATCAGCTGAGCGTGATCTGCAGGTCGACGGTCCAGGTCTGGCCGCTCGCCTTCGTGCCCTGGGCGCTGACCTTGCGGTTGAGCGTCTTCGCGGGGCCGGAGCCGTTGTCGACGCAGAACTCGTTCCACGCGTAGTTTGCATCCCCGGATGCAAACACGGCCCGCCAGGTCACGGTCTGGCCCGAGCGCTGCGGATAGCTCGCCGCCATCGCCTTGTAAGTCTTGTTCGAGGCCGCCTGGAGGTCGGTTTGCGAGGCGCTCTCCGCGGTGCTGGAGTCGCCGACGCCGATCCGGGCGTTGGCATTCGAGAACGCGGTCGGCGAGCCGAGGCCGCAGGCGAGATCGAAGAGCTCGGCGATGCCCTCGTTGAGCAGCAGGTTGCCTTCGATGACGCTCTCGTCGTAGGGCACGTCGTGAGCGAAGTCGATGTCGTCTGCGTAGCGGCGGATGGTCCAGGTGGTGCGGTACTTCAGTGCTTCGGCCAGGTGCATGGCGATCCCCTCAGGCGGCAAGTTGGAATTGCATGGTGCGACGCGCGAAACGGAACTCCGCGTGGCGGCGACGGAACGAGAACACGAGCTTCACGATGCGCACGGCCGCATCGAACCGGGCGGTGACATCGATACCGGCGCCACTGTCCGCCAGGGTGAGCAGGGCCGTGATGGCGAGGAGCGTGTCCACACCCGTGGCGGTGTCGGCGAGCGAGATGCTGGCCGAGAGCGACACCCCGTCCGCGGCGCTGCCGCTGTCGGCAATCTGCTTCAGGATCTCGGTGAGGACGGCAACCGCATCCGTGCCGCTGGCCGTCTCCGCCAGCGCGAGCAGCGCGGCAATGCTGGGTGCCGCGTCGACGCCGAGGCCGGAGTCGGACAGCACGAGGCTGGTCGCGACGCCAGTGATGGCATCCACGCCGGTCGCGGTGTCAGGAAGCGCCAGCTGCGCGACGATGCCCGCAAGCGCGTCGCTCGCCGTGCCCGTATCGGTGATCTGGAACAGCGCCTCGGTGATGATGCTGACGGCGTCCGCAGATCCAGCGCTATCGCTGATCGCGAGCGCTGCGGCCAGGGCCGCCAACGCATCCACGGCCGTGCCGCTATCCGCTAGGATGAGGGCAGCGCTCAGCGCGGCGAGCAGATCGGCAGCGGTGCCGGTGTCGGCGAGCCCCAGCGCGGCCGCCGCACCAGGCAAGGTCTCGGCGCCGGTGCCAGTGTCCGTGAGGCCGAGCGCCACGCTCAACTGCGTCAGTGCGTCAGCGGCGGACCCGGCGTCGGTGACGGTCTTCGATTCCGCGCCGCCGCCGGCCGCCGTCTCGCGGAGCCAACCGAAGGGCGTGACGCGATTAAGGCCGTTCGCGGTCTCGGTGAGCCAGCCGCCAGGCGTGACGCGCGACAGAGCCATCAGGCGGCAAGCCTGGTCTGCGGATCGACGAAGACGGTGCTGCTCGCCCGGCCGACGCACACGCGGCCACGAATATGGCCGATCTCCGCCGGCGTGATGGTTCCCGCCGGTTGCAGCTTGCCCGACCAGGCACTCCCGCCTTCGCCGGTCCAGCCCGACGTCCCGACACCGTTCGCCTGGGCGGCGGCGCTCGCCACCAGCGATTTATGGTCGTTGACCATCGTCGACTGCGTGCTGCCCGCCGTGCCTTTGAAGGCCCACTCGCCCCACACCTCATCATCCTGATAGGCGGTGGTGCTGCCGTCACGCAGGATCTCGATGCTCGGCGTTAGGGCCGTGAGGGTCGAATTGAAGACGTCGAACCAGGGCGATACGAACGGTGTCCAGAAAGAGCAGTTCGCAGTGGTGACGATCTTCCAGCTGCAGCGGTTCGTGCCGTCGTACTGCGCGCCGTCATTGGCATAGATGCCGGTATCGACGGTCAGGCTGCCGAACTGATCGAAGTAGCCGATGTGGAAGTGCTCATCGCCCGCCGCGCAATCGAACAGACGCACGACGTTGCCAGCTTTCGACGCTGCGCCGGCAGCAAGCATCGTCACGCCGGATCCCAGCTTGCAATTCCTCAGCGTGATGTCGAACGGGCCGGACGAGTTCGCCGCGGCAAGCGTGCCGGTGACGTGCGACAGATCCATGCCTTCGATATCGAGCATGTACCCGCCAGAACTGTCGCTCTCGAAAAGCGTTGTCGGTGCGGACCCCGCACTCGAAACGCTTCCGCCTTCGATGAAGGTGCGGCATTTGTAGTTCTGAATTCGCGCGGCCGTCGTGCCGAATCGGAACGTCGGATTGATCAGGCGCAGGAACGAGCGTCCATTCGCGCCTCCGTTCCCGAACGCGATACGAGGCCCTGTGCCTGTATTCGCTGACCAAAAGTACGGCTCTTCCCATTCCTGGTGCGAGCCGCTCGTCGCTGCCAGGACGATATCGTCGGACGGCGAGCCAGAACAACGGACGGTGATCCCGTACGTGTAGACCTTGAACGCGCCCGCCCATGTCACGCTGCGATTGGATGTGCTGTTGCCGATCCAGTTGCTCGTACCCATCGGCGAAGGCGTGAACGCCGACCCGCCGTCATTGCTCGCGGCAATCAGCGCAATGTGTCCCGCGAAGGTATACGTCGTGTCTGACGCCACTTCGGCGTCCCCGCTCGGCACGGCGTTGTGCTGGATGATGACGCGATCGCCTGCGCTGGTTGCCAAAGCGAGCGCAGCGGCGAGTGATGTCGCGGCCTTGGCCCAAGTGTCGAAGGGACTGGTGTTCGAACCGCCAGACGCGACGAAGTAATCAGCCACGGATGATCGCCTCAGCGTCGACGGCCTTCACGGCGGTCTCGCGCTTCTGGAGCACGGCTATCTCGTCATCGCTGAGCTTCACGGCAACCCTCAATATCTCGACCGGCTGCTCGAGCGCATAGGCGATTAGCTTCGCTTCCATTTCGCGGGCGTCGGCATGCTCCTTCTCGGCGAGCGAGACCCGCGCGAGTTCTACTTCCTGCTCGGCAGCGTGCTGGGCCAGCAGCGCGTCCAGGTCGGCTTTCGGCGGCGCGAAGAAGGTCCGCATGTACTCGTGCCCGAATTCATCGACGTGGCGCTCCACCACGTGAAACCAGCCGTTCGCCTGGTCGCTGACTTCGCGACGGCTGGAGATGATCGCCACGCACGCTACCTCGACTGATCAGTCGTTCGTGACGGTGAGATCAGCCGCGGGCGGGGCGATCGCCTTGGCTGCGAGCAGCGACGCAGCCAGATCACTGGTAAGTTCGATGCTCTCGCCCACGAGGAAGTCAGTACCGTCAAGCCGCAGAGGCTCGATCACCGTGTAAAGAACCGGCGCCGTGTCGGCGCCGCTGGGGGACTTCTTGGCCATGAGGGTTCTCCTGCTGGGTTAGCCCGGGACCAGTCCTTCGCCTGGTCCCGGGGTTACCAGTTTGCCCATTGCTGCAGTGGGGAAAATTCGTTACGCGATCGCCGCCGAGATGAGATACCCCGCATCGGCGCCCGCCATCACCGGCGACACTTCGTCGGTGACCGGGTAGATCCATGACTTCGAGTTGCGGTCCTGGTAGGGCACTTCGACGACGGGATAGCCGCGCAGGCGGTAGTTGTACGCAAAGCTCGGCAGGCCCATGTCGGCGATCCCGCTGCGGTCGGTATAGGCGACCACACAGAACTTGCCCCACACGTCCTGCATCGCACCGGCGGCGTCCTGGTAGACGGCGTCGCCCGAGAGCACGCGATCGACGCCGAAGAGCGCGGCGAGCAGCTCGGGCGTCGCAACGTCGCGGCCGGTGTACTTGATGCGATCGACGATCTGCGGGTTGGTGCGCAGCTTCGCCATGACGCCAGCGCCCATCACCACCGTGTTCGGGCGGCGGCCGATCTGCTTGCGCACGGCTTCCTTGGCGGTCTCGATGTCATCGACCGGCTTGGACGCAGCGTCGCTCCACTGCGAGGTGCCGGCCAACGTGACCTTGTTGCTCGCCGCGTAGCTGCCGGCGGTGGTCGCGATGGCGGCCTGGGCGGCTTCGAGGCGCAGCGCGATGATGGCCTGCACCTTCATCACGGCGACACGCGCGAGGTCGATGCCGGGCACCGCGTTGGCTTCTTCCATCAGCTCGAACGGCACCTGGCCCTCCAGCGCGTGCTGCTCGAGCGCGTAGGGCGAGCCGTCATAGCCGAACTGAACGCGCTTGGTGTTCGCACCTGGTGCGCGGCCGGTGGCGTAGAGCTGGAAGTCTTCCTTGCGGAACGTGACGATCTTGCCGCCGCGCTGTCCGACCGGAACTTCCGGGAAGAGCGCGCCGCCGACCATCTCCGAGTTCTTGTAGCCGCGCGCGACCTCGGTCAAGACCGGATCGATCACGCGCGCCTGAGCGCCTGTCATCTGAGTCATAAATGCCTCTTCTAAGCTGGGTTGCGTGACGCGTGGTTACGCGGCGTTCGGGAGGAGCAGCACTTCGATGAACTGCCCGGCGGCGGTCGCGGCTTCCAGGGCGATGCCGACGCGCGGCCCCGAGGTCGCCCAGGTCACTCCGCGACCGGAGGCGTCGGTTTCGAGCGTGGCGCCCGCGGCGATGGCCGCACCGGACTCGACGATCGCGGTGCCGATGACGTCGACCGGGATCTTGTCGCCGGCCGCCGCGGCCGCGCTGCGCGCGACGCCGAGCGTGTTGGCGTCCGCACCGGCCTGGGCGCCCGCAACGGTGACGAAGCGGTTGGCGGCGATGACGCCGGCCGCGACGACGGTGAGCGTCAGCAGCGAGACTGCTTGTTTGGACATGGGATGCTCTCCTTAAGAGTTGCGGACCGCGATCACCGCGTCCGTGTACGAGACCTTCGGGTGCTCGGCCTGGTAGGCCTTCGCTTTGCGATCGAGCGCGAGCTGCGCGGGATCGACCGTGTAGCCGGACGGCGCGGCGAACTCGACCGCCTGCTCGGTACCCGTCGCGCCGGCGACCTCGCGGAACTCGACCTGCTTCGGCAGGCGCGCGAGCCAGGCGCGGAACCACTCGCCGCGGGGTTTCGTCACGGTCTCGTCGCCTTCCGTGAATTCGATCGCCGGTGCCTCGGCCAGGAACTCGACGAGCGCATTGCGATCGAGCGGCAGCACGCGGCCCTCGCTGACCAGGCCTTCGACGAACGCCACCGTCTCGGTGCGCTGCGCGGCGGCTTCGCCGGCTTTGAGGCGCGCTTCGCGCTCGGCGAACTCGGTTTCCTTGGCCGTCAGCGCGGCCTCCCGCGCGGCGAGCGCGGCCTTCTCTTCTGCAGTCATGGGCGGATCCTCAGTCGATTGAGCGGGGGCGACAGGCGGCGGCTCAGCGAAGCTCGGCACCGCGAGCGGACGCATGTCCGATCGGGCAGCGGCATCGAGCTCCTGGATGACGTAGTCGGGGACGACCGTGTCGGCGTCCTCGGTCGAGTGCTTCGTCAGCAGCCACTCGCGCAGCGCGCGGAAGACCCGCGCGATGCTCCAGGCCTCGCTGCTGAATTCGATCTCGATGACGCCGGCCTCGTCGTCGGCGAAGCTCGCGTCGCGCAGGCCCTTCACGGCCGGCGCCTGCGCGCCGAGGAAGCCGACGTGCCGCAGGTAGTAGACCCCGGGCACCGGATTGGCCGGATGGGCCGGCGGATAGAACGCGGCGGAGATCTTCTTGTACCGGCCGGCGTTCACGAGCTCCGCGAACTGCGGCTCGACCTGGTCGGGGGTCGCTTCCAGCACGCCTTCGCGCAGCGCGAGGGCCGCGACCCAGCCGTAGGCCGGGGCATCGGTCTTCGGGTGACCGACGACGATGGGGGCCTGGGCGAGCGCGGGGTTGTAGGCGGCGACGGTCGCCTGCAGGTCGCTCTCGGCGAACGACAGGAACTCGCCGGCGGCCGTCCGATGGGTGCCGGGCCTGAAAATCTGAAGGGCGCGTTCCGCTGACATGGGAACGCATTCTGGGGAGGCCCCGATCAGGGGCGGAAGCTGAAACGCTTCAGCCGTGCAGCGGGGGATGTCAGGGCAACGATAGCCGACCGGCCAGATCGGGAGCAACGGGTCAATCCGAAACCCCGTTTAAAAACGCCGGAGGCCGTTTAATTCGGGTCCAACGGCCTACGCCCGGACAGACGGGGCCTGAAATCGTCTGAGCGGCTCTCCGTCGGCCGTCTACTGTCGGCACAGAAACCCTTCGACGGCGATCGAAGGGTTTCTCCACACCCGATGTGCCGGAAGTTAGGTCGAAGCCGCCTCGGCGTGTGGGGCCGCGTGAAGTGCACGCGAGAATTCTCCGACTGGGGCCCGGCAGCCTGCCTCCGTAATATGTCTGCGAGCAAGCAACGGAAGGGTTTCTATGTCAAAGCTGGGGCAACTGCTCGAACGCGCGATGCAAGTCATTGTGGCCCTTCGCTGGGGCGCTCATCACACCGGCGAGGTACACCCGGAAGTTGAGGCAGAAGTGCGCAAAACGCTGTCGGAGCTCTATGGCGCTAAGAGCGAAGTCGATGAGGTGAAAGCCGATGAGGCCGCGCCCGATCCAGCGCAGTCCTCTGGGCTCGAGCGCTAGCGCCCGCCCGTCGGTGGCCTGCGCGTTATGACTATGCCGGCCGGTCTTGCGGCATCTCGCCGCCCCTCCCGGAAACCCGCCATTGACCGATGACAGGTTTTGGCCCGCCCGCGCTGTCGGACATTTTCCTGGCGCTCGACTCCGACAAGGGTGCTCACGTCCGCTGTCGGAGAAATCGCAGTATCGTTCTCGGACCGGCGTCTCCGGTCCGGGACTCGGATGTCCCGCCTTAAAAGCGGCCTCCCTCCAAATATGGGGAGTACGCGGTTCTAAGAGGGCGAGTCGTGGCGCGAAAAAAATCAATCGAACTCGGGGTGTTGAACGTAACTGCTCATCCGCACCCTCCGGGAGTCTATCTGAAGTTGTTCCAAGCAGTGGCTGGCAAGAAGATAGATGCCAACTTTCGGGCCGATCAGTTCGCGCGACTGTCGACCCTGCATCCATTGGAACCCGGGAATGACCTGAGCGAGGGGTTCTGGGGTTTCGTTTACCGCTACATCAAGCTCGATAGCTCAGATCCGTGGTTTGATCTTGAGCACAATGCCGCTACCGACGCCTTCCACATACCGAATAACGTTGCACCAGGATTGGTAATCGCATTATTTGAGTTTCGTCCCAAAATTCATCGTTTAGTCGTCCAGACAAAGACGGCCAATGGAAAGCGTCTTGGGATTAATTCGTACAAACTCTTCTTTGAGAGGCTTTTGAATCACCCGAAACTTCAGCTGCATTTTCCGAAGATCGAGGTGCAAACTGAGCCACGCACAGAGGCTGTAGAGCAGATTCTCAATATGCCTGTGCTGAGACGAGTCGAGATTCATGTACGGCGACCGAATCCCGATGACCCGGGTGAAAAGGACGTGCTTAAACGGCTCGATGAAATGAATGCTGAGCAGCAAACAGAAATCATAGTCGCTCAGCCGAAGAAAGGCTTGAAATTGGATCGGTCTACTCGAGCGCTTGCTCGCATTGCCGCTTCGAATGGGCACGTATTTGGTGCTGGCACAAGTGCTGACGGAAAGAAGCAAGAGTTAAACACCCTGGCCCATCCATTTGTGGATCAGGAAAAATTTGATCCGAAACTTACGACCGAACACCAGACGTTCTTCGTTAAGGCTCGCTCAATGCTGGAGCGGATCAAGAGTCGTCTTTAGGAATTCAAAATGTTCGATCAGTATCGAGATGCTTGCGAAATTTTTGCCCGATACTGGCAAGCATATGGCGGGTTCCGCGCGCTGGCGGCGTCTCCTTATTCACATATCGCCCTGATACTCACAGTTAGTCTCTATCCGCTCTGGATAACGGGGCAGTGGGTCGATATGGCGCTCTCGATCATTCCCAGTTTGTTGGGTTTTTCCCTGGGCGCCTTCGCGATGCTAATTTCAGTCGGGGATGATCTCTTCCGCTCTGCGCTTGCTGGTCGTCGACCGAATCAGACTGGACATTCACCCTTAATGCTTGTGGCCGCGGCATTCGCGCACTATCTGATATTCCAAACGTTTGCCCTAATTGCTGCGCTCTTGGCCAAAGCGCATTTTCACTTCCCACCCCACTATCTCTGGCCGGATGCGGTAAAAATTTTTCAGGCGACTGCTTCGGGTTTTGGTTTTTGGGTCTTTGTGTACGCCCTAATTCTCATTGTCCCGGCGATTATGTCGGTATTCAGAGTTGTATCGTGGTACGACAAGGCGAAATCGAAATCTTAGCGCGCCATCTGCGCATGAGTAGCTCGACTGCTGGATTCGCGGGGGTATCACTCACCTTCGCCGACTGAAGCAACTGCGGCATCCGCGGAAATTTCTGGTGACGAATGGGTTTTGCAAACCCATCGCTTCAACCCGCTTCGCACCCGCATTCTTTGGATGATCTCGAGCACGTACGCACCTACTGCAGAATCGAACCGGCGCCACAGATCATGATCGACCCGCACTTGCTCGCCAATCGAGTAGCCAAGTACTTTGCACGAGTCGAGCATTCGTCTATCCACGATCCCCCCGCGATGAACCAAGACATGTCGGACATGAGAGAGCTCGAATAGCGAGCGCTTTATATGGTCCTCGAGAGCCCCGCTTAAACCGAACGGTGCGAGGAGAGATTCGAACCGATTCACTCCCTGTCTAAACTCGCCCTTTGATTCCTGATCGAGCAGGTCTGTTATCCACAGGCAGCGCTCATAGCTTTCCAACTGCATGAACTCCCCAGGCGACACCTTGAGTTTCCTGATTTCTGCGCACTGCCAAGACTCGTCGTGATTTAACAGAAGCTGTGCGACCAGGGCACGGACCAGTACTTCGAGCGAGCTCCACAGTGAAATCGTGGCCTGCTCATAAAGCAGCGGAAATCCGTGAATGCATTCTTGCTCTGCGAGATCCTTATCCCGCTTAGCGGAAGCCAAATTTTCTTCGGCACCTTTGTCTGTCGCATCACCATCCGTCGCATCGCCCTTGGCCAAGATCTCGAGCATGTCAGCGCGGGCGCGAAGAAACGCTATTCCAACTACAGAGAGTCGAAGAACGTGTCCAAGGCGATCGTTCTTGTCGATGAATTGGTTAAAGAGATCTGTGAACCAACTAGGCAAACCCGCTTCTACAGATTCGTTCATACCTGCTTGCCTTTAGAACAATATTGGGGCCGCGCCGATTGAGAAATTATCTCCGGCCCGCATTCAAAAGATGACTCTCGATAATTTCTGCGATGGTCGAATAGTCATCAGAGGAAAGGCCAAGATAGGGGCGGGCAGGAATGTTCTTCTCCGCCCGCCCGAACTGATGAGTCGCACCGTACACGCGGTCCGTGCCCCAGCTAACGGAGTCACTGTCGGCGTCGTAGCGGATCAGCCCCTGCAGGTAACCACGCAGCACGAGAATCTCGGGCGACTTCCGCTTACGGGCTGAGGCGGCGTAGCGCGGGGTCAACGGCGCCCAGGCGACCCCGTCCGGGCCAGCCTGGGTGCGGAAGCGCTGCTGGGTGGCGAGCACCATCTCCTCGCCAATCTCGCGCATCGCGGTGCCGAGGCCCGGGCCCAGCGCGCGCGCGAGCCGCTGCAGCGCGGCGCGCAGCTCGTCGTCGGTGACGTCAATGGTGAGGGAAGCGCCGGCCACCGGCGCAGACTAGTCGGTATCGAGACCGGCTGGAATGCCGCCCACGACGTGGAAGGTTTCCCACACGTCACCGAAGTAGTCCCGATCGGACTCCGAAAGCCCGCGCTCGATGTCGCGCAGGCGAGCCTCCGCGTCGGCCGGCAGGGGTTCCAGCGCAAGGATGGCGAAGGCTGCCTCGAAGGCAGCCATGTTCGTGGGGTTGTTCATCGTCGCTTGCTACTACTGGTTATAGCCGAGTCGACGAGCCTGTCAATGTATTCCGCGACATCGCGGGACCACCGCGCCAGGGCCGGCCGGTTGAACAGCCAGGCGGCGAAGTGCTCCGCATGCCATTCGTACTCGTTCTGGCCACTGTACGTCGTGAGCCGGGGGAGGGACGGAGGCCGTCGCGGTGCCCCGGCCCAGAAGTGCACCTGGTGACCGAGCTCGTGGACGAGGGTGGAGAGCGGCGTGTGGGTGCCGGCCACCTGCTGCATCATCGCCGAGATGCTCCAGCCGGCCGTGGAGGCGTTGGCCGCCACGGCTGCTTCGACCGCTGCCGCGAGCTTCGCGGGATCGGTGCGATCGGCGCGCTCCCCGTTCTTGGCCTTCACCACCACGTGCTCGAACGACATCGCGGTGAAGCCGTTTGTCTTCGTCGGTTGCGTGGTTCGATACATCATCGAGGCGACGCCAGGTCGAACGCCGAGGAAATCCGCGACCGGATCGCGCAGCGCGGACGACGCCTTGCCGCGGCCCATCTCGGTCGCTTTGATCACGAGCACCTTCTGCGGGTGCGCATTGAGGAACGCCTCGAACTTCGCGAGCCGGGGGGCCGCGTCCGGCACCGCGCGCAGGGCCTGCATGATCTCCTCGGGCAGGAAATCGCCGACCGTCGAGAATGACGGGAGCGTGCCCGGCGCCGGCGGTGGCGATGGAACGCTCTGCACTGCCTGGCCGAGCGCGGTGGCAATTGGCGGCGGCAGCGAGGGCGCTTTGCGCACCAGCTGCGCCCGCACCTGGTCGGCGACCGTGCGGCCCGGGGTGTAGTCCCAGCCAGGGTCGATTCCTTCTGGCACGCGTACCGACTGCGCGCGCAGCCCGCGCGAGCCGACGACGCGCGTCTCGTAGCGGGTCGGCGGTGCCGTGCCGATGCGCAAGCCTCGGCGCTTCAGAGACGCCTCGGACTCCGGGAACACGCGGCATTTGCAGCCCCAGCCGTTCGGCGGGAAGTGCGCGCTCCACCACGGATCGTCATGGCGCAGCACCAGGCCGTCCCAGGACAGGTGCTCCGGGCGCGGGTTGCGCACGAAGTCGCTGTGCACATAGCGCCAGTACGGCCGCGCGGCGAGCAGCTCGGGATCAGTCAGCTGCGCGAAGCGGCCGGCTTGGTAGCTCGCCCGGAGGTTCGTCTCGTAGATGACGCGCGTGCGCCAGCCGCGGCCGCCGTTGTAGCTCCAGCCGTGCGTCTCGACGATCCGATCGAAATCCTTCCTGAACTCCTCGAGCGTCGTGCCGCTGCTGACGGCCTTGTCGACCGCCCCACGGAAGTCTGCGAGCAGCTCGGCCTTGTAAGCGCCAGCGACCATGAACGCGGTGTCGTGCCCGTCGCGCCACACGTCGGTCCAGGTGGCGGTTGGCACATTGACCTTGCCGCGGAAGAACGCGATCTGCGCGCGGAATGGCAGCGATCCATAGCGGACGTCGGTCATGCCTCATCGTCGTCCGCGTACGTCGCCACCTCGAAGCGGCCCGCGAGGTGCGCGGCGACGAGCGCGTCGCGCATCTGCACCGCGATCTGCGCGGGATCCATGTCAGGGAAGAGCGTGTCGAGTCCCTCGCGGATCTCCTCGAAGGTCTTGGCCGTCATGACGAGCCGCCGCAGCGGTTCGACGAGGCGGCTGAGCGCCTTTGCCGTCGCCGCTTCGAGGTTGTCTGCGAGCGCCGCGGCCGGATCTGCAGCGTCATCTTCGGCGAACGCGGGATCTGCTGGACCGGCCGGCGGTGCGCCGGGCGGCCCCGGCGGGGTGGGTAGTAGTGCGGGCGGCGCAGACGCCTCCCACTCGCCTTCGTAGGTGTCCTGTATGTGCTTCAACGTCGGTTTGAAGCCCATTTCGGAGATCTTCTTCTCGCGCTCGGCGCGCTGGTTCAGGTCCTCCGGCTCCTCGAGGATGCGCCACACCTGCGGCACGGCTGCCCCGGGGAAATTCCACTCCGTGAGCCAGCGAGCGACGCTGACGTTGAAGCTCTGGCAGACGAGATCCGCATCGGCCTTCACCAGATCCTGTCGCACGTCCATGTGCACGTCACCGAGCGCGCGGCTGCCGCCGCCGGCGCCGACCTCGGTGGTTAGCGTCTGGCCGAGCACCACCTTCGCGATGCTCGCGTCCATGCGGGCGAGCAGCGCGTTGTAGTCGGCGGCACCGCTGCGCGCGGCCTCGAGGAGTTCGACCTGCATGCCTTCCGGCACGATGATGCCGGCGTCGGACTGGATGGCGGCCAGCGCCGCCAGGAGACGCGCGCGCTCGTTCGCGTCGGCGTTCGGGGGATAGGTGCCCTTCGAGGTCGGCATCCCGAACTTCTCCAGGAAGATGAGCCAGAACTTGAGCCCGTTGCGCTTGAAGAAGACCGGCCAATACAGCCAGTGCGCGAGGCCGAGTCCATACGGCTCGTCGTCGTTGTCCGCCCCGCACGCGAAGTGCCAGAACTTCGCGCCGGGCACCTCCTCACCGAAGGGGCGCGCGGTGGTGAGCAGCCGCAACTCGCCGCGCGGGCTGAACCCGAAGCGGCGCTGCTTGCGCACCTTTAGCGCATCGAGCACGACGAAAGAGCCCTCGCGCTTCCAGAGGCATTCGCCGACCGCGTAGCCGTAGAACACCCCGAACAGCATCTTGTCCGTGACGCTGTCCCAACGGATCCGCTCGAGCTGCTCGCCCAGGAACTTCGCGGCCTGCTTGTCGAGCCGACGCTCGCCGCCTGGCCGCACTTCCCACTCCCGTGACGTCGACGCGAGTCGTCGCTGCGCGAACGTCGCCGCGACCTGGTCATCGCGTAGGATCTGCTCGTAGGCCTCGTAGGTGAGCCCGCGGCCGACGAGGATCCCGTCTTGCGGCGGCAGCAGCGGCAGCGCGTCGACGAAGCCGCGGGTGATGTCGCGACCGTTGGCGATCGTTGCGATTTCACGGGTTTCGACTCTCTCGGCCACGGGTCACCTCAAAAGCTTGTGGGCCTCGCGACAGCGCGCGTGAGCGCCATCAGCCCCGTTTGCAGATCGGTCGCGCCGATGGACACCCAGCGCTGATCGACGCCCTCGATCGCACGCAGCGCGGAGACCAGTTGATCGAGCTCGATGCCCTTGGCCTTAATCGCGTTCATCAGCGCGATTTCCGTTGCGCTCAGGTCCCGGTAGCCGGTGATCTGGGTGTGCTGATTGTCCATTCGCGTTCCTCCTGTGTTACGACCAGCCGGCGAAGTCGTTACTGCCGGCGATGGTTCCGAAGCCGGCGTCGGTCGCGCGACCGGCGGGGCTGTATCCGTCGATGGCGCGCATCGACGGGCGCGGGCCGGTTGACTGGAACTCGATCGCCGCGCCGACGATCATCCGCGCGGCGAAGAGGGCGAGCGCCGCGGCGACCGCGGCGTCACCGTGCCGCTGGTGGCCATCGCTGCCGCGATAGGTCGCGCCGTCGGGCACCTTCGCGATCCCGCGCTCCTTCTTGATGGCCCGGAGATCGGCCATCACGTCTGCGTCGCGCGGCACCGTGATGGTCATGTCCTCGAACGCCGCGCGCAGCGGCGGCATGTTCTCCCGGTACCACTCCAGCGACAGCATCACCTGCGCGATGCGCGTCGCGCCGAACTCCTGCATGGCGACTTCCGCCAAGTACTGGCCGTTGCCGCGCGCGTCCATCGCGCCGCCCGTGAAACGCGGCAGACGCTTCACCAGGTAGAACAGCACCTGGCGCTGCTGCTCGAAAGGCACGTTGCGCAGCTCGATAACAAAGGGCGTCTCGTACTTCAGGCCCGGCGTCTCGATCAGCGGCCAGATGTCCGACGCGTCGCCGCTGCGTGCGAAGTCGGAGCCGAAGTAGTGCCGGAGGTTCGCGGGGAGCTTCTCGATGAGCGGGTCGAGCGTGCGGCAGAAGTCTCCGCATTCGGCTTCCCGCACGTGCCGGGGCAGCTGGGCGAAGCCGGCCGGCACCGCCCAGCGCACCACGGGCACGGCGTCGTCCATGCAGCTTTCGATTAGCGCACGGGTGAGGAAGGCACCTTCGCCGCTCGCAGGAATGACGTCGAGCTCCTCCGCCGCGTTCTCGCCGTAGAACGAGTACACCTCGCGCACCCATTCGTCTTCGTCGGCCTGGGTCCACGGCTTGCCGAGGCGCAGGCAGACCCGACGGTACAGGCCCTGCTCGACCGCCTCCTGAAACGTCAGCCGGTGCACGCTGTACGGGAACTTGCCGGCACGACAGGCGAGCACGAGTTCGTTGAACGGGTTCAGCTCGCCGTCGTGCGTGCTGATGATTCGGACCTTTCCGCCCCAGATGAGCAGCGCCATCGCGGCCTTCAGCATCCCGTCGAGATCCTCGTGGAACGCGCCTTCGTCGAGCACGACTACGCCCTGCTTGCCGCGCAGGTTCGACGGCCGCGACGACAGCGCGGTGATCCGGTGACCGGAGTCGAAACGGATGATGTAGGTGCGGATCTGTTTGTCTTCGTCCTCGAGGATCGCTTCCTCGATCTCGCCGGCAGCACGATTGAACGCCCTCGCCCACATCGCACAGGCGTCGATGTACTCCTTCGCCATGTCGAGCGTGTACCCGATGTACCAGACGTTTTGACCGCCGGCGGGCTTCTGCGAGGCGGCGATGATGACGTCGTCGGCGGCCTCGGCCCAGGTGAGGCCGGTACGCCGAGACTTCTCGCAGACCTTCACCCGCGCGTCATCGGCTATCCATGCCTGCTGGTAAGGAAGCAAAACCGCCGGGGCATCGGCGGTTGCGGTGGATGGCAAGGCAGTCGGTGGCGTGCGCTTCATGAGTCAGTCGAAGATGGTTGGGCAGCCATCCGCCTCACGCCGCGATCCCGAGAATTTCGCGACGGAGATCCGCAGCCGCGGCCGCCGACAGACCCTTCTTGCGCGCACTCTCTTCCGCGCGCTGCGCGGCCTGCTCGGTGATCTCCTTCCGCAGTCGGAGCTCGCGTTCAAGCGAGGTCTTCTGCGCTCGGGCAATACTCTCGACCGACTTCGAGAGCAGCATCACGTCCATCGGACGCGCCAGGGCGTCAGGCTCAATCGCCATCTCCTTGGCCACCTTGAAGGCGAGCGTCGTCACGAGCTGCTGCGTCAGCTTCGAGATGTCGCCGTTCGGATCCTCCTCCATGCGGGTCGCCCACACCGCGGCGGTCTCACGGACCGCGCGGTACAGCTCCATCTCCTCCTCCTGGCTCTTCTTGTACCGGGCGACCGACGAACGCGACGCGTCGCCGCCCATGCTGCGGATCACTTCCACGATCTCGTCGATGGTGGCCCGTCCCTCACGGATAGCGGTGTCGACCGCATCCTTGATCGCGGGAGGCAGTCGACCGATGGTCGATTTTCCGCCCATCAGTCCCCCGGTCGTGGGCGCGCGACGCCGGCGGCGCGCGCGCGACCGGCCTGCACGTCGAGGCCGTGCTGGAGCAACGTGACAAGCGGCAGTCCGCTCACCTGCTCGAGATCGACGAGCTTCTGCTTCGCGAGCCATTCCAGGTTGCGCATTAGTTCCTCGTGCGCGATGTGGAAGTGCTCGTCGTTCAGGAACTCGTAGAGCTGGTCGGCGTAGATGGCATAGCCCCCGCACTTGTCCAGCGTCTGCAAGATTTTCAGGCGAACGCCTGCGTCTTTAACCTGCTGCAGTCCGATACTCATAGCCCCATCATTCCTCCGTTGCGCAGGAGCACGTCCGAGTGCTGGGTGAGTTGTCTGCTCATCGCCTTCAGCTCGGAGGTCAGCTCGCCCATCTCGCGGCCGAGCTTGTTAATGCCCTGGTAGAGGTCTGAGAGATCTGCGAGCTTGAGGCGCTCCTGGACGTCGTGCTCGACGTCCGCGACGCGGGCGACGGCCGTGTGAACCTTGTCGGCGACGGTATCCAGTCGCTTCGTGAGTTCCTCGCGAACGGCCGCGATGGCGGCCTGCGTCGCGCGATCGCGATTCGTCCACCAGGTGTAAACACCGACCGCTGCCACCCCGACTGCATTGAGCAACGCGAGGTAGAACTTCAGGGCTTCATAGTCAGGCGACATGGCGACCCTCGGCTGCACCCTGGCACGTCACACACCGGAAAACGTCTGGCACAGCTTGTAGGCGCCTTTCCGGAATCTCATCGCCGCAGCTCGTGCAATGACGAGATCGCGGGGCTGAAGAGGAAGACATAGCGGCAGTGCGGCGCTGCGCTAGGAGCGCTTCTCGCTCGCGCTCTGTGAAATCTTGTGCACGGTCAGCGTCGTCCATCACGGGCCTCCCGCCTGTTCCGTTGATACTGCGGAGACCTCGCGCGCCCATGCCTGGAGTCCCTCACAGGTCGTCCGAACTTCGTGATACTGCTGGTAGTTGGCGGCGACGGTGCTGGCGACGGCAGAGAGCGCAACTTCGGAATCGGCTGCATCAGCATCGCCGGCGGGGGCGGGCAGTACTGAATTGTCGGCGGCCGCGTCGTGCACGCGTGCAAAGCCAATAGGCACAATGCAGCGACGATCACTTTCAACGGTGACATACCTCGGGACCTCCCGGATGATGGTTTCGCCGCGCTCGACGACGGTGCGCCAGCGGTCGATGGTGCGATAGATGACGCGGTC